TTCATCATGATCTGTTTTGCTTGTTGTGCGTCTGTAATCGCCATTATAAATCTCCTGAACCGGCACCAATACCGATGTCTACTACTTTAATTTCTACGTCACGTCTTACGTGTTCTCTTTGCGTGTCTGTTGTTGGGTCATTAATATCTGCCTCTGCTTCTGCATCGGAATTATATTCTTTACCCGTTTTTGTATTTGTTAATGTTATAATACATTCTGGAGTGATAACAGCTGTTTTTTTGCCGTTTATCATCTCATATCTAACGCTTGCTTCTGTTTCTTTAAAAGACATTATATTTGATCCGTTGGTTGTGTTCTTAAAATTTGTAATAAAGACGCTGTCATTTTAATTTTATCTGCTGTAGCACACTGCATTTTCAATTTATCTCCAGCCTCTAATACTATAATATTATTAGAGGTAAGTAAATCAACACCTGTATTGGCATTTATACTAGTTACTAAATACTCAAAATCAGTAGAACTGGAGGCATCAAACACTTTTACTGTTACATCTAATGCACCACTATGTGTATTAAATAGTTTTATAGTCTTAATAATACTTGCTGTAGCTGTTGGAGATTCATACATATCTACGTCTGAACCTGCAGCGTTTAATAATTTCTGTGCATTTTTATATATATTTGCCATTATGAAAAGAAGAAACTAAATCGTTCTTTTTCCTCCTCGTTTTCTGTTAAGTATGTAGAGTTTAACTGTTCTATTATAGATGTTAAAGCTCTGTTTATTTGTCTTTGATTATCTTCACTATATTCTTTTTTAGGTTCTGGTAATCTTACTACTATTTTTGTCATTATCTTCTCCCGTCTTGTTGTAAATCTATTTGAAACGTACCGAATCTCCATGACTCTGCAGACCCTGTGTTTTCTATTTTTATACTAGCATATCTACCCCTTGCTCTGGTATCTTCTTTTGTTGTTGAAGATGTAATTGTAAATGGGCTGTATGTGCTATTAGAACTTGTAGATGATGGAAAATCTTTTAAACCAATTGTTACATTTGCATTACCTTGTAATGTTTTAAAATCTGGTACAAATCTTCTCATTGCTAAAAATATTTCTGGTTGATCTTGCTGTAAAGCAATGTCATATGATTGTATAAAAGATGTTAATGCCGTAGTGCTACCATCAGGATTAATTTGATCGGTTCCTGTATCGTGTTGGAAATAAACTGTTTGTCCTAAACCAGACTCTCCAATTATACTTGGGAATGTTCCTGTAGCTGAAGAATTAAATTGTGTAGCATAAGGTTTTGGATATACAACAGAATCAATCCAAGTGGTTCTAATTGAATTTGTATTTTGTCCTGTATACCAATTACCCATTGGCACACCTTTAGATTCTCCATAATTATAAATTACATATCTGTCATTAAATGTTGAGCCTGATGTTGGATAATACCATACAACCTCTGTATAAAGATTATTAATACCTGCTGCAACTTGTTGACCTTTTGTAGTATCAAAATCATCAAACACATAATCTTCTACACTGCATGGTAAGTTATTCACCGTACCATCAAATGCAAAAAATCCGTTATTACCAAGCCAATACGCAACACCATCAATTTCAATAGCAGCGTTCTGTCCTATCAAACCACAGTTTGTACCCACCTGTTCAAATCCAAATGTAAACGGCGATCCAATAAATCTCATGGTGTACAATGCATTATCAGTCCATATTAAAATGTTTTCTTTTGCAACTAACGCACCCATAATTTTTGTACCGTCTTGTAATCTTTGTGTACCTGCAGTGTTTGTTGTCCCTGGTGCATAAGTATTAATTTGTTCTTGGTTAGAGAATCTTATAAACATATCATCTTGTGTAGTAGGATCACCTATGGTTGTTTCTGTACCGAGATGAATTAAGTGACGTGTTGTTGGTGATATTAAAGTTAATCTTGATGCAGTAGGGTTTCCTACGTCTCCACTAATGGCTGTTACAAAATCTGTAGTTAGCGTTGAAGCTCGTGTTGTAAACTTTGCTGCAATATCAGAATTCCAAGTAAATGTTTTACCATTTGCAATTGTTGCAACTAATACTTGACCAAAGTTACTTAAAGACCAAAGTCCTGGTTCAAGACTTACGGTTGATGCTACAACAGCATCACCCCAATTACCCCAGTCTGTTGCATCTTGAACTGTTGTATTCGTTGAATGAGCTTGACCATTGGATGTGCCGGCAGTAGCCGTTCCGTTAGCACCTCTGGTAATTCCTAAAAATTGTGTAGAACTTTTTGATGTGTATGTAATTAATTCTGCATTAGGCACTGTGCCTACAGCGATAGTTCCTGCAGATGGAAAACCTGTTGTGCTATCTACTGTTACTGCTGTACCAGATCCACCTGTCCCTGCTGTGTCAGCATTTAGTAATCCATCCAACTCTGTGCTTTGTGATCCAGTAACATTACCACCATAATTTCCAATACCAAAACCATAACCATATGATTGTGCAGATGGTCCAATTGTTTCGTATGGTTCAACTGTACAAGAACTTCCTGAAGTTAAATCTGAACCACCACCATTTGTTTCAGCACTTGGTGATGTAACAGTAAAAGTTGTAGAACTTGGAACTGTTATTACTTGACAAAGTTTATCTTCAAAAGTCGAAGCTGCAATACTAGAACCAGTTGGCATAGTTACAGAATCTAATTGAATAATGTCACCTATTTCTAAATCATGATTAGTTGATGTTGTAATTGTAACAGCTGTTCCTCGAGTTGTACTTGTTGTAATTGTAGAACTGGTAAAAGTTATTTGAGCTCCTGCATTATTACTTCTAAATGGAGTGACATCATATAAAGTTCCTTCAAAATAAATTAATAAAAATTTATCTGTTCCAAGAGCCACGTACCTGTTACCATCAAGATCGACAAATGCATGTTGTTTTCTAGCGACACCACATATTGTATTACTTAATAAAGAAGTCCAACCACCTACCTTTTCTGGTAAGCCGTATCTAAATCTAACATTATCAGAGTCTACCCATCTACCAGCTGCACCAACAGATGTATCTTGTTTGTCAATTCCAGGTAAAAATTTTATGGAAGTCAGAGCCATGATCCGTGCTCCTTACGCCGTGTTCGTCTTAAATGCCCAACCTCTTGTTGCATCAACGTAAACTAATGTTACTGCTTGACCATTTACGGTTAATACTAGATTTGAAGTTCCTGAATTAATTGGTTGTCCGTTTCTATCAAAAGTTAAATTGTTAGAATTAAAAGTTCCTCTAGTGTCGATAACGGTTACTTCATCTCCAACAGCGGGAGAAGCAGGTAAGTCAATCTCTATAGGGTTGGCGGTTGTATTTGCAAAGACTTGTGCGCCAGCTACAATGGCGTATGGACTATTAGAATCTGTTATAGTTGCATAACCTTTTTCTAAAATAGTCATGACTGTTTCTGTACCATTTGATCTACAGAGAACAGTTGCACCTGGTGGTATTTGAGTAGTAGTACCACTAGCAGTTAATACTCCAAGTGTTCTATTTGATGTGCCTCTAACAGTATCATCTTTCATAATCCAGACTCTAGTAACACCCGATCCCGAAGGCATTGTTATAGTTCTGTCTCCTGATAAAGTTCCAAATAATCTTAAATACACGTTTTTACCATTTGATGTTGCACCATCTGTTAGGTCTAGTGTAATACTAGCAGAGGCCATATCTATATCTAATACACCTGATGATCCTTGTTCCAAGATCTGTAAGTTTGTATTAGTGATTCCACCCCATTGACCAGCTTTTTCACCGGTTGTAATAATTTCTAGTTTTAAATCTGTTGAGAATGTTGATGCCATATTAATTAGTATCTATTGGTGTCCAGACCATTGTCACGCCTGGTATTATTTCACTCCATGTTATTGCGTTTACTTCACCTGTATCTAAAGCTAATTGTACTTTAGTTGGATCTATATTAGCGTCAGCAGTTATTGTAACATTTCCTGTAGCCAAGGTCAATTGGTTTACGGACGGTGTTAAATCTACACTTGTGCTAGCTGAACCAGCAGGTAGATTTGTATTTATAACAACCTGACTACCTGTAGGAGATACGTTAGCATCTGCTGTAATTGTTATAGTTCCAAGACCTAAAGTTAATCTATTAGGATCAGGAACCTCTGTAATTGAATCTGCAGAAATAGCAGGATTACCAATGTTAATTGTAAGTGAATTCTTTACTACTTGTATATTTACATCACCGGCTACTTGTGATGTTGCAAATGGTAATGCTGATATTGCGTCAAATCCTAAACTCATAAAAAATCCTTAAAAGGAGACAGGGGGTATGTGGTG